CTCACGAGCGGACGATCACCTACGACGTGAAGTTCACGCTTTACGGCCCGAACTCGTACGCAAACTCTATTGCAATCCGAGACGGCTTCTTCACCGAGGCGGCGAGAAGAAAACTGAGGGAGAGCGGCTTCTTCGTCGTCCCGTACCACCAAATAACTTCGTACTACCCAGAGCAGCTGTGCGGGGTCTGGTACCAAAGATATGACTTTGAAATCACGTTCAACCGAGGCTGGAGTTCAGCTTCGGAAGAATTGAACTATATATCTCAGACAACTATCAACGTGGAAGGAGAATAACTGCAATGAGTCTGCCTCTTGACGACATTGTAAACGTCATCGTGAACCTCCCGTCCGTGGTGATTGCGGGACGGCAGTTCGACCTGCCGCTTCTGATCGGGAACACGGCGGCGTTCAACGACAGAATCAAAATTTATTCGTCTACCGACGAGCTTTTGGAAGACGGCTTTCTGACCTCCGACAGGATCTACAAGGCCGCCGTCCTGCTGTTCGGGCAGGAGGAGAAGCCCGGACGGATCGCGGTCGGGAAAATCGGAACTGTCACCGAGCCGAACACGGCGGGAACGGACGAGATCCTCCTCGCCGACGCAATCGAGCTGAACCCTGCGGCGACGGTCGGAGAGTACATCTATCAGGGTTACGCCCTCTCGGACACGGCCGAGGCGGGCTACCTGCTCATCATCGCGGACGGCACCACGCCGCAGACTGGCGAGATCAACCTCACCGACGCCCAGACGATGAACGCGGACGCTCAGGTCGGACAGTACATAGCCGAAACGCAGAGCTGGCTCCTGTCGGCATCGCAGGTCGCGGGAAGCGAGCTTATAGTTCCCGACACGATCACCAGAGCCGAAACCATAACGGAGTACCTGACCGCGTGCCGCCAGGCGAACGACGAGTGGTACTGCGTGAACATCTGCGCGAGCCTCACCGACTCCGAGATCGTGGAGGGCGCCCAGTACTGCGAGATCTGCTCGCCGTCGGCCGTCTTCTGCTTCACGACCTCGGAGGCCGACGCCCTCACCGCGAACCCCAACGTTTTTGCGACTCTGAAGACTCTCGGTCTCAGAAGGTGCTTCGGTCAGTACTCGACCACGCACGCGGACGCGGTCTGCGCGATAGTCGGCTGGGCGATGGGCGTCATCACGAAGAACGTCTCGTTCACCCTCGCCTACAAGCCCGAGGTCGGAGTGGCCGTCGAGGACGCGATAAAGAATACGCGCTACAACTATCTGGTCGGCAACTACGGCAACGTCTACGACAGCCGCGGCGGGTACAACGTCTTCGAACAGGGAAGGATGGCCGACGGCTCGTACTTTGACGAGATCATTCAGCTCGACAAGTACCAGCTGAAAATACAGAAGACGGTCATGGATCTTCTGACCACGAGGCCGAAGATCGCCCAGACGGAGGACGGGCTGGCGGTCATCATCAGCGCGATTAACAAGGTCTGCAACGAAATGTTCACCGCCAACTTCATAGCCGGCGGCGTCTGGAACGGAAGGAAGGTTCTGAACCTTGAGCCCGGTGACGCGATTCCGAACGGTTATCTGGTGCAGGCCGAGTCGGTCGATTCGCAGAGCCAGGCCGACAGGGACGCGAGAAAGGCCCCTCCGATTTACGTCTCGCTGAAGCTTGCCGGAGCGTTCCACTTCGTGACCATCTACATCGACGTCAACAGATAGAGGAGGACGAAGAAAATGGCAGTAACCACCTATAGTTTCGGTGATATTCAGGCCGTCATCAGCCATCCCGACTTTTCGAGCCTGAGTCTTTACAATACGGGAATCGGCGACATGACCGTCTCGAAGTCGAACGACAACACGGCTCATGACGTGGCGAGCGACGGCTCGATTCTCGTTTCGAAAATCATAGTCAACAACGGCACGGTCACCATCAACGCGCAGCAGACCAGCCCGCTTCATATTTACCTCAACAACCTTTACAATTACCTCCGTACCGCGCCGACTGACAGGTGGGCCCAGATTCAGCTCGACATAAGGGCGCCGCTTCTCCACGAACAGAGGATTTGCACGGGCGGCAGTTTCCAGAAGGACGCGGACTGCCCCTATCAGGCTCAGGGTCAGAGGATCAGTTGGACTCTGATGTTTGCGGACATCACGACTCAGAAGATATAGTTTTATGAGAAAAAGGGAAAAGAGCGTAATCGTCGAGATCTTCGACGAGAAGTACAAAATCGAGAAGTACACCGCCTGGGTGGGGGCCTTCATCATCTTCAAGCTGATAAACAAGGCCCTTCCCTCCCTGCTGAGTGAAGGCGACGCGGCTGCCCTCACGTCACTCCAGAACCAGATGGGGAAGCAGGAGTTCACCGAGTTCCTAAAGGACGTTCTGTCGGTTGTTTCGATCAAGAAGGAGGCGGGGTTCTTCCCCGTCCTTGACGAGATGGGCAACCTTCAGGCCGACCTTCAGGACGACACGATCACGATTCTTCTTCTGGCGATTCACGCAATCAAGTTCAACGCGAACGATTTTTTTTCCGAAAGCGCGCGGAAGTCACTCGCGGAGGGTCTTCAGGGATTCAGCTTCTTGCCTATGCAGGAATAAGCGAGTTCCTGTTCCTTCCCGTCTCGCTCAGGTATTGGAGGCAGTGCGAGCTGTGGGACGGGACGTACACGCTGGACGATCTGCTTGACGTCCGCGAGATGATCGCCGTGGACTACGAAAACCGACGCCGCATGGGAGGCAATGATGAGCAATCCTGTTAAAGAGTACCTTGTCAGCATCGGCCTTGATCTGAACAAGACGAAGCTTCAGCAGACGCAAAAGGGAATCAAGGACACGACCAATCTCATTGACAAAATGAGGGCCGCGTCCGACTTCCTGAGAAGAGGACTCAACGGGGTTGCTCTTTCCATGCTCGCCGTCACGGGAGCCTCGGCGAAGCTCGTGACGAGTCTGGCGAAGCAGGATCAGCAGTTCGAAACCCTCGCCCAGCGTCTTTTCGTCACAAAGAAAAGCGTCTACGAGTACCAGTACGCAGTCAAAGCTCTGGGTGTTTCGATTGACGAAATCCAGTTCAACCCGACCTTGATGAAACAGTACAGGGAACTGGTGGCGAACGGTCGCAGGATGTTTGCGGGCGACCAGTACGAAGGCGCGATGAAGGGCGTCCGTTCGTTCCTGTTCGAATTCGTCAGGCTGAAGCAGGAGTCGATGTACCTTCTGCAGTGGATAGGGTTCTCGATTGTCAAGAACCTGCAGGCTCCGCTCGAAAAGGCTCGGGCCACGATCAGAGGTCTGAACGACTTCATCGTGAAGAACATGTCGAAGATCGGCGACGTCGTGTCGAAAATGATCTTCAACGCGAAGAATTTTGGGAAATCGGTAATCGGATTCTTTGCCGGAATGGTCAAGGAGATCACCCAGTTCTGGGGATCCCTGCCCGCGTGGGCGAAGAAGTTCATCCTCGGCACGGGCATAATCGGAGCAATCTTCATCGGCCTGCAAAACCCGCTCGTCTTTGTGTCAACCTTGATCGGCGGCGTCATGCTCCTGATAGACGACTTTCAGAAGCACGTTCAAGGCAAGAAGGCGAAGTTCGGCGAGTTCTGGGACAACCTGATCGAATGGGTGAAACGCACTCGCGAGACGATCTACGACTGGAAGGACAAGTCGCTGAAGTGGATTGAGAGTTTCGTCAGCCTCTGCAAGACCAAGATTCCCGAGCTGAAGACGCTCTGGGACAACGTGTCAAAGTGGATTTCGGAGAACGGGATGAAGTCGGTGGACAGCCTCACGAACCTCATCTCCACAGTGGACGACTTTTTCAGCAGGCTTGGTTTCTACTGGGGACGCCTCAAGGCCAATCCCTTCGAGTTCTGGGCAAAACTTTCAACAGGGGAGCTGGGCGCCGAGTTTGACGCGCTCCAGCTGGAGAAGCGGAAGGCGGCGATGGAGGGACGGCCGGCCGCTCCCTCAGGCGAGGTCATCGGCCTCGGCAACATACCGGGAACCTCTCCCGTCAGCGGCGGCGGCAAGTGGGATTCAATGATCGCCGAGTTCTCCGCAAAGTACGGGGTTTCGAGCGAACTTCTGAGGGCGGTAATGATGCAGGAGTCGGGCGGCGATCCTAACGCCAGATCAGCCGCGGGAGCGCAGGGCCTGATGCAGCTCATGCCCGCCACCGCCAAGGATCTCGGAGTCACCGACCCCTTCGACCCGAGGCAGAACCTAGAGGCGGGGGCGAAGTATCTCGGGCAGTTGAAGCGGAGGTACGGCGGCGACAGGAAGAAGATGCTCATGGCTTATAACTGGGGCATGGGCAACGTTGACGATCTGTACGCAGGGCGGCTCTCCTCCTCGCAGGTTCCGGCTGAGACCCGGAACTACGTCGAGTCGGTGCTGGGCCGAATCGGCGCGAGCCGAGGGGCGAACGTCACGCCGCTCGTCCAGCAGAACAAGTCAACCTGCGGTGTGGTGTCCGTGGCGATGGCGAACAACGCAATCAACAAGAACACCAATCTGACCGAGGCGGATCTGTTCGCGAAATACGGCTACAACCTGATCGGAGCCTTGAACGCAACGGTCAGGAAAGGCGTCAGATGGCGTGATCTCCAAAACAAAACAATCGGGGACAAGGAGCTTGCCGCCATGGCTGCTGCAAGTAGATCGGAAGAGCG